GAATTCATCCGTGATGGCACGTTGGGCCATTGATGCCGCCATTGCCAATGCCGCCATGGCTGGTTCCGGAAAAATCCATCCGGACGCAATCCGCGAATCCGCAAAACAATTCATGGACATGGCCGAACAATTAGCCATTCACCACAAAAACACGTTTCAATGAAAACCACACCAGCCAACCACAACAAACGTTGGACCGCATCCGATGACGCAAAATTGACCATGATGTGGGCGCATGGCGTTTCTTACAATGACATTGCCGAATTTTTGCAACGCACACCCGGCACGATTCAATGGCGCGTTGCACAATTGGCATTGCGTTCAAAATATCCGGATGCCAACGATGATTTGGCATTGGAAACCGGCCCGGTTTTGCCCGGTGAAAATGGTGAAATGATTGCCGTTGGAACAAAGGACGATTTGCCACCACGCAAAGATTCGGACAATGTGAACGGGCAAACCGGAAAACCAGCGTTGCCGAAACGCGTTCCAATTGAAATGGTTGAACGGCGTTTTTTGTGGGGTTTGATTGAGGTTGTGCGGTGGAAATATGCCAGCACACACAACATGACGTTTCACGCCGTCAAATCGGGCGAAAATGGTTTTCCGCCATCCGTTGAAATCGTTGCGCCATGATGAAAATTGATTGGCGACAAATCAATTTGTCAACCAAACGCCAATTAGGCGAATTGATTTTGGAACAAATGCGATTGAAACGCGAATTGATGGAATTGGCCCGGCGCGCTGGTCATGCCCAAAACGCGGTTGATTTGAACACGTCCGTTTCAGGATTGGCGGCCGATGAGGTTGCCAAATTGGAAATGGAATTTCGAACAAAATTGAATCAATACCATCAAAACGAACGGGCAAAATCATCGTTGCGTTGCGACATCATCAGAAACGAATTCATCATTCAAACGTCATGAAACCATTGAACAAATTTGTGGTCAAACACTATGGTTCGCAAAAATCGTTGGCCGAATCATTAGGCGTGGCCGAACACACAATTTCGCGATGGATGAAACGCGAACCGGCGCAAATGATGCGCCATGCGTTCGCGATGTCCGAAGGGAAATCGAACAAGGAACGCAAACGATTCATTGCGGATTTGGCGGCGGCAATCATGGACCAAATTGAAACCATGAACCAAAATTGATTCATGGATGATTTCACCAAAACATTCATCATAATCCCGGAATCAATCCAACGCATCCGGGAAATTGATTGGCCGCACCGCGCTATTTGGGGCATCATCCACGCGTTTTCGCACAATGGCGGGACGTGCTGGTTATCCGTTGACCAAATCGCCGAACGCATCCACCGCAAACGCCGGCAAACATCATCCATGATTCAAAAATTGATTGACCTTGAATTGATTGAGGTTGTTTCATACAATGGTCACCGCCGCATGTTGCGGACCACGGGCAAATTTGAGGTTCCCGAACATGCGCGGAATTCCGCACATGTGCAATCCGCCGCGCATCAGACAAGCGGAAAACCGCGCACAAGACAAGCGGAAAACCGCGCACCAGTTGAGCGGAAAACCGCGCACATAGAAAATAGTTTAAGAAAAAAAACAGAACAAAATTCAAATCCGGACGAAAAAAAATTGGTTCCCAAAAAATCCATGGCAAAATCAACCGGCGCATCCGGGCAAAAACCGGAATCAATTGAAGCATGCCGGGCATATTTCGCTGAATTGAATTCCAATGACGCGGACGCGTTTTTTGATTATTGGGAATCGGTCGGTTGGAAACGGCGAACGGGCAAAATCGTTTGTTGGAAATCAACCGCGCGGAATTGGGTACGTCGAAGCAAAAACACACCAAATGCACAAGTTGACAAAAACAAACCATTCGACGCGGGAAATGCGTTCCAATGGGCCACGAAATGAAATAATTGCCGCCCGGCGCGAACGCCAAACGGCACAATTGGAAATTTTGAAAAATGGCGTTGCCGATGTCATCGCGAATCAATCGCCAAAATCATTGTTTGATGCTGGTTTGCCAATTACGGCCGGATTGAGCATTGACCGCGCCGCAACAAAAATGATTTTGTTGGCCGAACTGGTCCGGACATGGCGCGCCGTTCGTTTGCCGGATTCGCGTTCATGGCAAAATCAAGACGATTTGCAAACGGCAATTGATGACGTGGTTGAATTGTTCCCAACGTTGAAAATTGAGGAATTCGCGCGCGTGATGACGATGATTCGGCGCGGTGAAATTACCATGTATGGCCGATTTGATACGCCGTCACTCATCGCCGCGTTGCGTGATTATGAATCGCAATACTCCACCACGTTTCGCGAAAATGCGCACCACGAACGCGCCCACAACGAATTGAAAACGCAAACCAGCGACCGACCATCACCGGCCGATGTCAAACGATTTTCGGAATTTGTGAAATCGTTGGATTTGCCACGGCCCAAAAAAACCATTGCGGAATTGGGCGGTTCAATTCAATTGTCCGAATCGGAAATGTTGGCCATCACCAAACCATTCAACCATGAAACAAAAGACACCACAACGGAAACGGATTGATTCGTTGCCGAACTACGAAAAACCATTTTCGCGCGTGGCGGAAATTCGGCGCGGTGATGAATTCACACCAGCCGAACGGGAACAAATCGCATCAAACATCATTGCATTCATTGTGGCGGCGCAAATGGAAACCACGCGCAATCAATTTGGCGTGATGGTGGTTGAACACAAGCCAATGACCTTTGAACAAATGCATTGGTTGGGCGCGGTTCATGACGATGTTTTGGGCCGAATCAATCACGCATAAAAAACAAACCATGCCGTCAATCAATCGCAAGGCAACGCCCAATCCATGGTCATCACATGGCAAATCCGACCGGCCAACGCCACAAGACAAACGATATTTCACGGCCGCGTGGAAACGTGCGCGTGATGGCTTCAAACGAAAACATCCAACGTGCAATGAATGCGGTGATTGGGCCAATGTGGTTGACCACATCACGCCCGTTCGCGCTGGTGGTGAATTTTGGGATTCGTCCAATTGGCAATCACTTTGTACGTCATGCCACAACCGAAAATCCGCATTGGAACGCATCCAATATCAGTCAAACAACAACACCAAATCGTGACCGGGTATGGGGTCCGGAAAACCATTTGGCGTTCCCGGTCCATCGCCGCCGTTTAAGGGGGCGAACAAATGTTGTCCCAAACCAAAAGGGGAACCGGCCCGAAATGGTCATTTTGTATTGAAATAAACCGAACATGAATGCAAAACAAAAACGTATGACCGGCCAATTATTGGCCGATTATGAATCGCGAACGGAAATCACGCCCGGCGTTCGGGAATTGATTTCAACGTTGGCATGTGTCATCATCGAAGAAACGGACCTGCAAACGTTCGTGAACAAAAATGGCACAACGTATCAAGTTCGCGGCAAATCCGGCGACATGTATTCGCGCGCGTGGCCGGAATGGCAACAATTGAAGGAAACGCGTTTAAGAAAACAAGCATTGGTACAATACATTGAACGCAAAATTGCCGGCACCGATGACACGGATGAATTGACCGAACTTTTGTCCCGGCGCGATGGGTGATGAACTGAAAAACGATGTGGCGCACCAGTACGCGCGGGACGTGGTTTCGGGCAAAATCATCGCCGGGAAATATTGCCGCGCGGCATGCCAAAGGTATTTGCGCGATTTGGACGAATGCGAGGAACGCGGCATTGTGTTCAAACCGAATGTGGCGCGCGCCTACATGGATTTTTTCACGAAATTTTTGCGGCATACCATGGGCGCGTTTGCGAATGAACCATTCGTTCCGTTGCCATGGCAACAATTCGTTTTGTGGAACTTGTATGGCTGGTTTCGGGACGATGGAACGCGCCGGTTCAATTACGCATATCTTGCGGTTGGCCGGAAAAACGGGAAAACAACGTTGTTGGCCGGAATGGCGTTGGCCGGACTGGTGATGGACATGGAACACGCCGCCGAAATTTACTTTGCCGCCACGAAACGCGAACAAGCGAAAATCGGATTCAACGAAACGTTCCGAATGGCAACGGCACAAACGCCGTTGCGAAAATATTTGGAACCGCGAAAACATGACATTTTGTTTCCAAAAATCAATGCGCGGTTGACGTATTTGAGCGCGGACAAACAAACCATGGACGGCACAAACCCACATTTGGCCATCGTGGATGAATACCATGCCCACGCCACCGATGAGGTTTCGAACGTGTTGCGTTCGGGCATGCAATCCCGGAAAAATCCGTTGCACGTCACAATCACCACCGCCGGATTCAACATTGGCGGCCCGTGTCACGAAATGCAAAAATCCGTCAAACAAATTTTGGACGGAATCAAACACGATGATTCCCAATTTGCCATCATTTACGAATTGGACGCGGACGATGATTGGGCGGATGAATCGGTTTGGGCAAAGGCAAATCCAAGTTTGGGCGAAACGATTTCAACGAAATTGTTGCGAAACCAGTTCCAGCAAGCGCGAAATATGGGCGGTTCGCGCATCACGGAATTCAAAACCAAACATTGCAATTTGTGGGTGCAATCTTCGAAAACTTGGATTGAATCGGACGTGTTTGATGCATGCGTGGACACCGCCACGCCGGATTTGACCGGTGCGGAATGTTGGGCCGGTTTGGACCTTGCTTCGGTTTCCGACATGACGGCATTGATGTTGGTTTTTCCGATTGATGACACATTGGTTGTTCGAGGTCATTATTTCATGCCTTCGGACGCAATCAACCGCGCGTTGCAAGCCGATTCCGGCCACATTTACGGCCAATTCCAGCAATTGCCGAACATGCATGTGACGGATGGAAACGTGACCGATTATCAGTCAATCCGGCGCATTTTGTCCGGCGTTTATGCCACGCCAACCGGACCGGAATTTGACGAATCGTGTTTGATGGCCCGTCACGATGTGAAATGCGTGGCGTTTGACCGCTACAATTCAACCCAAATTGCCATTGATTTGACGGATGATGGATGCCCGGTTGTTCCCTACGGACAAGGGTTCATCAGCATGTCACCACCGGCAAAGGAATTGGAAATTTTGATTCGAACCGGCCGGTTGAAATTTGATGGTGACCCGGTTTTGAAATGGGCGTTGCAAAATGTGGAATTGCGCGTTGACCCGGCCGGAAACATTAAACCGGACAAACAAAAATCCGGCGGAAAAATTGACCCAATTGTTGCGTTGTGCATGGCCATTGGTGAGCGCATGAAACGCATGGCGCAACCACAATTGACCGATGACATGTTCACCATCGTTTCGTTGTGAAAATGACTAAATTGCACCATGAACCGAATTCAAAAATTGGCGAATGCCGTTCGTTCACGGACCGGTTGGTTCAACCCAAACACCATTGCGGCGGAAATGGGAATTTTCCCAATGTCCACCGCCGGCGTTAACGTCAACGAACAAACGGCATTGTCATTGGCGGCCGTTTATGCTTGCACATACCGCATCGCGTCAACCATTGCGTCATTGGGCGTGAACGTGTATGAGCGCACCGGAAACCGCGTGGCACCATTGCCGGACCATCCAACCAATTTGTTGATTTCGGACCAGCCCAACCCGGAACAAACCGCGTTTGAATTTTGGGAAACGTTCATTGCAATGGCGGTCATCAATGGATTGGCATTTGCACACATCGAACGCGCCACGAATGGACGGCCAACCGCGTTGCGTTTGGTTCATCGTGATGACGTGGAATCGAAGCACACCAGCGAAGGCGAATTATTTTACCAAATTCGCGGTTTTGGGGCCGTTTTGCCCGAAAACATGTTGGTTGTGGGCAACATGCACCGCAAATCGCCGATTCGCCTACATGCGGAAAATTTGGGCGTTTCAATGGCGGCCCAAAATTTCGGTGCCAACTATTTTGCCAACGGCGGTCAATTGACCGGCGTGATTTCGTCGGACCAGCCGATGACCAACGAACAAAGGGAAAAATTGGTTGAATTGTGGCGGCGTGAAACGAATGGCGGTCCAAAAACGATTTTGTTGCCGTTCGGCGTTCGTCACAATCGCATTGCCATCACGGCCGATGAGGCCCAATTTATACAAACCCGGAAATTGGGCAACCGCGAAATTTGCACCATTTTCAGCGTTCCGGCGGCCATGGTTGGCGTTGACGCGGACCAAACTTATAACAACGTTGAACAACAACAAATCATGTTCCGCAATCATACAATTGTGCCATGGGTGCGGCGGATTGAGGCGGAAATTAACCGAAAATTGATTTTTTCGTTTGAACGGCCGCAAATTTATTCCCGGCATGATTTGGGCGAATTGACGCGTGGCGATTTGAAAACGCGCGCGGAATATTTCACGGCCATGTTGGCCGCCGGCGTGATGAACCGAAACGAGGTGCGCGCAACGGAAAACATGAATCCAATTGACGGCAACGGCGGCGAAATTCACACGTTGCAAATCAATCAAATTGATTTGGAATCGTTTGAAGATTATTCGCGCAAAATGTCCGAAAACAACATTCAATGAATCAGGAAAACGAAACGAATGCGCATGAATTGACATTGCGCGCAATGCATGGCGACGATGTGGAAACGCGCGTGGCCAAAATCCACGCCATCGAACGCGGTGAATCCGGCGAAATGGTGGTTGAAGGCATCGCGGTTGTATTTGATACCATCACCGACATTGGACCATTTAGGGAACGCATCGCGCGTGATGCGTTTGATGGCGCGTTGAACGATGACGTGCGATTTCTCATCAATCATCAGGGATTGCCATTGGCGCGGACCAGCAATGGCACCATGACCATTGAAAAACGCGATGATGGATTGTACATGCGCGCCACGTTGGCAAACACCGAACGCGGCCGTGAAATTTACCAATTGATTCAACGCGGTGACATTGACCAAATGTCATTTGCCGCAAAGGTTGAACGCGATGGTTGGCAACCCGACGAAAACGGCGTTCGCGTGGTTTCGCGCGTGAAATCTTTGCACGATTTGAGCGCGGTTACCTACGGCGCGTACCCTACAACATCCATTCACGTTCGTTCATTTTTCGAGGCCCAAAACGCGCCCACGGATGAATCAACGGAACCGGAAACCAGCACCAGCGACACCACCAAAACCATTGAACGTGAACATGCCGCCGAACCGGCGGAAAATCATAAATTGCAAACCAAACCATTTGAACAAATGAATTTGAATGAATTGAAGGCGGTTCGGGAAAAATACTTTGCCGAACATGCGGAAATCATCCGCAAATCCGACGAAAACGGAACCACATTGTCCGAAGCCGAAAACCAACGTTGCGATTTTCTCGTCACCGAGGTTGAACGATTGGACCAAAAAATTCGTCACCGGGCGAATCAGGAAAAAATGCAAGCGGCCGTCCATGTCGGGACCACGATGAACGCCGGTGAACGCCGCGAAATCGAACGCATGAATCAAACGTGGTCATTGTCGCGCGCCATCAAACAAATTGCCACCAATGGCCGTTTGGATGGTGTCGAAGCCGAGTGGACCGCCGAAGCGCGCAAAGACAACGCGCGCCGTGGATTGGAAATGGACGGCAACGTTGGCATTCCATCGTTTGCCATCTACCGGGCCGGCGAAACGGACCAAATGACCGCAACCACGGCCGGCGGTGATGCTGGTGGTGGTGGATTCGTTCCCACGAACGTTCCCGGCGTGATTGAGGCGTTGCGCGCGCCATCGGTGATTGAACAAACCGGCATCACCACCATCAACAACGCCACCGGGAATTTGAAATTCCCGCGCATCAAAACGAAATCAACGTTGGCGGAAAAAACCGAAATTGCGGCATCAGCGGCGGCCGGTTTGCAATTGGATGAGGTGACGTTAACGCCCGAACGCGTGACGGCGTACACCGCGTATTCAAAACAATTGGCGTTGCAAGGTGGTTCCGATGTGGACCGGTTGATTTTGGGCGATTTGGTGGCCGCGATGAACGCGCGCATTGATACAAGCGCATTCGCCGACATCATTGCAACAACCGATGGTTCAACCATCAACATCATTGGCACCGATGACGCAAACGATGAATTGAATGCGGCGTTGGTTTATTCCATGGAATCGGCGGTTTTGGCGGATGGTGCGGATTTGGCCGGTTCGGTTTTCGTCATGTCACCAAAGGCATTCCAATTGTCCCGTTCTGAGGCCGCCGTTGCATCCGTTTCGGCGTTGTGGAACAACGGCCAATTTGCCGGGTATCGTCCATTAGCCACGCCGTATTTGGCCGACGATACGTTGGACAATGGCACCGGCGTTGGCGGACAAATGTTGTTCGGCAATTTCCGTCAAGCGGGAATTTTGGCCCGGTTCGGTTCGCCGGACATTTTGATTGACCCGTACACGTTGGCGAACACCGGTCAAATCAAAATCCACATCAACGCGTTTTGGGATTTCGCATTGCGGCAACCGGCGGCGTTGGCATTCGCCGACCAATTGACGTGATGACGGATTGTGGCGATTGAATCGGAACGGCGGCCAAATGGCCGCCGTTCTTATTTCATCCGGATTCGGATTTTGGCCGCAAATACGTCAAATCCGCCGCGAATGCTGGTAATGGTTATTTGACCCGAAATCGGACGATGAAAAAAAAAGTTCATCAAAGTATTGCGCGGAATGAATCTTTGTGTACATTTACACCATCAAACAACACACACACACAACACACACCATGCAACGTTTCACCATCACCACCACGAACACCATGAATGACCGGGTTGAATTGTTGGAATGCACCAACGAAAACCACCGGCGCGCCGTGGCATCCGAAATCGTCGAACATTACGCCGCGAAACCGGAATTCATCAGCGTTTCACAACACATCGTCAACGGCGAAAACGTGGCCATCATCCACATGACCAACGGCAAATTGAACATGATTTTCCGTCAACGTTAATTCACACCAGCACACAACACACACACACAAAACCCAAACATCATGTCACAAGACACGAAAAACACCAACCGCGCAATTGCGCAACGCGGAATCATCACCATTGACATCATGGATTTGCATGAATTGATGGACCGAAATTTTGAATTGGGCCGGGCATACATGCGCGATGAATTGGAATCCGCCGGCGTGAAAACGCGTCCGGATTCGGAATTGGAATTGTTGCACAATGGGCATGCACAATTGGAAATCGCCGTTGAAATTTTGTCACCAGCATTTGACAAATTGTGGGATGACTACAATTTGGCACAAAAACAGGAATTTGCCGCGCGCGTCAATCGACAAACGACGATGGCACATGAATTGAAATTGCGTCAAATGCGAAATCGGATTGACTACATGAACCGGTTTTTCGATGCCTTCGAAATTTGAAAACCAGTCCATCACAACCAAAAAACGCCGGCCATTGCGCCGGCGTTTTTCGTTTGTCGTAAATTCGAACCATGGTCACAATCTACACCACCACACCAACGTTGGATGACGTGATTTCGGTTGACGATTTGAAATCACATTTGCGCGTTGACGTTTCCGATGATGACGCATTGATTGAGGCCATGCGGGACACGGCGATTGATTTTGTGCAACAAATCACCGGGCGCGTCATCGGTGATGTTGATGCCGTGGTGTATTTGGACCAATGGCAAAACGTCACATTCGATGTTGGACCAGTCAACGAAATTTCGTCGGTTCAATACATTGACGAAAACGGCGGATTGCAAACGTTGCCAACGTCGAATTGGTACGCGGATTTGGCCGGGCCACATGCGCGCATCCGATTTCATGACGTGCCATCGTTGTTTGATTACTCGTTGAACCGGGTGATTGTCAATTGCAACGTTGGGCATGCCGAAAACGCGATTCCCGCGCCCGTCATTCACGCCATTCGTTTGTTGGTTGGTCACATGTACGAAAACCGAACGGCGGCCGAAATTCGGTCCGTGAATGAAATTCCGTTTGGCGTTCATTCGTTGTTGTCACCATTCCGAATTTTTGCGTGATGCGGATTGGCAAATTGGACCGGCGGATTGCCATTGAACGTTTCACGGAAACGGCCAACGCGTTTGGTGAACGCGAATTGGTTTGGACCACCGCGTTCAATTGTTGGGCCGCGTTGACCATTCGCAAATCCGGTTCAACGGAAACGTTGGTTGATGGTGCGGAACGTTCGGTGAAAATGGCCGAATGGACCATTCGCAACACCAGCGATTCACGGACCATCACCACGGCGGACCGACTGGTTTACGATGGACAAACATTTGACATCATCGCCGTTCATGAATTGGAACGTGGCGTTGATTTTCGTTTAATTGCCGAACACGTTTCGTGATGGCTGAAATGGTTTCAGGCATCGAAGGCATGCGGCAATTGGAACGAAAGTTGAACAAATTGCACAAACGATACGCCGAAACAAATACGCGGTTGCGCCTCATCAATGAAACGGCCGCCAATTTGTTTGCGCGCGCCATGCGCCGTGCAATTACGTCATCAGACAAAACCATTCACGTTTCAAGGGACGGCCGGAAACCGCTTAAAATTAAGCCGGGAACCTACAAACGTTCAATTGGTGCGTGGCTGGTCAATGACGATGGCAACGCATATTGGGCGGGACCGCGAACCGGGCGCAAGGTTGGCAAAACGCGTGACGCGTGGTTTTCATACATTGTGGAATCGGACCAACAATACATTGAAGGCACCAACCACAATGCCGGCGTGATTGAACAAACCATTCAATCCCGTTCCAAAGGGATTGAGGCGTGGCGGTTTCGCCAATTGCAAGCATATCAAAAACAAGTTGAATCCGAATTGGCACGAACGCAATGAACGTTGGAATCGCAATTTTTGAATTGTTGTCAAACGCCGCCGATGTTGCGGCCGATGTTGGCAACCGCATTTTCCCGGTGACGGCGGCGCAATCAAAAACGTTGCCGTTCATCACATACGATGTCATCACGATGTCACCGAATGACACGAAAACCGGTCCGTCACAAGTTGATGAAATTGATGTTGAAATTGTTTGTCATGCGGCAACGTTTGCAAGCGCGTCCGCGATTCAAAACAACGTTCGAATGGCATTGGACCGGGTGCCGTTTCAAAACGATGACGTGGCCGTTGAATCGTTCCAGTTCCAAACCGGTTCAATGGAGGTTGTTGATTCACCGCGCAAATATTTCGCGGTTCTCGAATTTCAAGCGCATGTCCGGCGCGATTCCGGCGCGGTGTATTTGGGGCAACCGGTGGCCGTGACCGATGGTGACGGAACCATTCACCAAATTCAACCGGGCGGAACTTATCAATGCATCCAAAACGCGCCGCCCACGTCCGAATTGCCGCCGCCGCCGGCCGGCCACATTTACGCACGAATTATTCCATGGGACGGATTGCAAACGTTCAATGAAACCGGTTCGGTGGAATGGCACCGCGCCGCCGGGACGTATGATTACACATTGCCCGTGAATCCATTGAACACGGCGATTCGCGCCAACGGATATTTTCCGGATGATGCGCATTCGCTTTTGATGTTTGACAATCGGTTTGGCAATCGCTACCGGTGGACAAATGATTTGGGGGAACAATTCGTTGAAGATTTCCACAAATCAGCATCGAACAATTCGCAAAACCCGGCAATGTGTTTTGACCATTTGACCGGGTTGATTGTGTATGTGATGCGGGCGCAAACCGAACGTTTGAATTTGACGCAATCCGAATGGATTGAATGGGCAAATTCCTTGGATTACGGCGGCCAATCATGGCGATTGGCGGACGTTTCCGAATTCGTCGGAATGTTTGAATATACCGATTACGTCAATGCGTGGGGTGGTGCCTACACACCATTCATTGACCCACATTTGAGGCAATACGGCGGCAATTTGGTTTTCGGCAATCGCACAAAGGACAACCAAATTTCATACGCGGTGACCAACGGCCCCACGTTTGGCTATGCGTCAAATTTGGCATCGACATTCCATCACGGATTGATTGTCGCGAATCAATACAATTGATGCGTTCGAAATTCCTAAATTTGAAACATGGACATCACACCAAAACACAACGTGACCATCAATGGTTTGCAATATCAGGCCGGCGAAACATATGTGGTCAATTACACAACGTTCACAAAAATGATTGCGGCCGGGTGCATGCAATCATTCACCGAACCCATTGCCACGGCCGACATGGCCGTGAAAATCGAAACGTCAGAACCGGAACCGAAACCGGAACCGAAACAAACGGCGCGGCGTTCGCGGCGTTCAAAAACCATTCAAACGAAATAAGACATGGCACAAACCACTGGATTCATCAACGCCACGAACGTAAAATTTGCGGCCGTTGAAACGGGCGGCACAATCGCCGTTATCAATGATGTCAAGGAATGTTCGGTGACAATCACAACCGACATTCGGGACATCACGAACAAAGACGATGACGGATGGAAAAACATTTTGCCCGGCCTCAAATCGGCATCATGCGCCATGACGGCGTTTGTTGCCTACGGCAACGATTTCAATTTTCAGGAATTCCAAAACGCCCAATTGAACGGCACGGAAATCGACATTGAAATTCGCGTGGGCGCATCGGGAACCGGTGCCGATGATGGCGACCGGGTTTACCAAATGTCCGGATTCATCACCAGCGTTGAATTGTCGTCGGCATTCGAGGAAACGCAAGAGTTTTCCGTGAATTTCGACATCAACGGCGCGGTTGCATTCGAACAACAATAATTGACGCATGACGGAAATTGAAATTGGCGGCCGAAAATTGCCGATGCGCGCCACAATCGGTGCATGGAAACGTTTTGAGGAAACCAGCGGAAAACGCGTGGCCGATTTGAACAACGATGCGAACCCGGATGTTTTGGCGTTTTGTGAACTGGCATTTCATTTTGTTGTGGCCGGATGCAAGGCAAACGGCACCGAATTCAAAATGACGGCCGACGATTTTTTGGACACAATCGAAATTTCGGAAATGCAAACCATCGCCGATGCCATCGCCGATGTGATGGGCGGCGACCAAAAAAAACGACCGGCGAAACGAACGTGAACGAATCGTTGACGTTGGACCGAATTATTGAAATCGGGTTGGGCCACATGCGGTTTGACCCGATTTCGTTTTTTGAAATGACCATTGACGATTTCGAATGTGCCGTTCGTGGTTTTCACGAATTGAACGAAATTCGGGAACAACAAAATTGGGAACGGACGCGATGGTTGGCGACAATCATTTTGCAACCGCACACCAAAAAAAATCAGCGGTTGCGACCAACGGACATTGCGCAATTTCCATGGGAACAACCAAAACAAAAATCCGCAATCAATGGTGAATCATTGTTGCAACAAATGATGAAATGATGGCAAAAGGAATTGGCGGTTTGCTGGTGACATTGGGTTTGGATACCCGTTCAATGGACAAAGCGATTGGCCGCGCAATGGGAAAATTCCGCGCGTTTGGTCGGAACATGAAACGCATGGGCCGGCAAATGATGTCAAGCGTTTCGGCACCACTCAAAAACATTGCCACCGATGCGTTCAACGTTGCATCCGAATTCGGTTTGGCCATGGCAAAGGTGCAAGCGGTTTCCGGCGCAACGGCCGATGAATTTGCGCGCCTTGAAGCGAATGCGAAGGAATTAGGCCGCACCACCATTTTCACCGCATCGGACGTGGCCGGGTTACAATTGGAATTCGCCAAACTTGGATTCACGGCCACGGAAATTGAAGGCGTGACGGCGGCCACATTGGCATTGGCACAAGCGACCGATTCGGATTTGGCACAAGCGGCGGAGGTGGCCGGCGCAACGTTGCGTGGATTCGGTTTGGACGTGTCGCAAACAACACATGTCACGGATGTGATGGCCACCGCGTTTTCATCGTCCGCATTGGACATGGAATCATTTCAGGATGCAATGAAATACGTTGCACCGGTGGCGGCGGCCGCCGGCGTTTCGATTGAAGAAACGACCGCGATGTTGGGCCAAATGGCCAACGCCGGAATCAAAGGTTCGCAAGCGGGAACGTCATTGCGAATGATATTCCAGCAAATGGCCACGGGCGGCGGTGACGTAGGCCAACGGATGGCCGAATTGGCGGCATCGGGATTGACGTTGGATGCGGCATTTGATGAGGTTGGCCGCCGCGCGCAAACCGCGTTGTTGGTTTTGGGCGAAAACAAATCCGGCGTGGACCAATTGACCGAATCGTTCCGGAACGCCGATGGCGCGGCGGCCGGCATGGCGGCCATCATGGACAACACATCCGCCGGAACAATGAAACGCATGCAATCGGCCATCGAAGGTGCGCAAATTGCATTGGGAACGGCGTTGGCCCCAACGATGGAAAAATTGGCCAATTTCGTTGGGCGCGTGGCCGAAGCATTCACGGCCATGTCGCCGGGCATGCGTCGAACCATGATGATTGCCGGTGGCATCGCGGCGGCCATTGGTCCGTTGCTGGTGTTTTTGCCACAAATTGCCGCCGGGTTTTCGTTGATTGCTGGTGTGGTGACCGGACCGGTTTTGGCGGCGGTGGCTGGTGTAGCGGCGGCGGTGTTTTTGATTCGCGAAAATTGGGATTCCATCGTGGCGTATTTCACCACGGGCGATGGCGCGGCGTTTCTTGAATCGCTGAAAAACATGTTCATCGCCGCCGTTGATACCATCGTGGCCGTTTGGGATTTTTTGGTTTCGGCGTTGACGTTATATTGGAACTGGTTTGGCGACATCATCACCGCCAAAATCACGGCCGTGATGGATTTTGTGGTGGATGTTTTGGCCGGTGCATTTGACATCATCCAAAATGCGTTGGGCATTTTCATCGGATTGTTTACGCGCGATTGGGATAAAATGTGGCAATCACTGGTGAACGTTTTGGTTGGCGCGGCCCAATTGATTTTGCGTGGCGTTGATTTCCTGATTGGCGAATTGTTGCGCATGATTGATTTTGGTTTGAACGCCATTGGCGTTGAATCAAATTTGTTGGGCGGTTGGGAATCTATGATGACGGGCGCGGCGGAATTTTTGGCCGGGTTGCGCTACGAATTCGAGGAAACCGAAACCACCGGTTCATCGTTTTTCAAATCCATGTCCAAAGGTTTTGGATTTTTCGGTGGCGGTGGCGGCGCGGCCAAACCAACGGCGGACCGCAACACACCAGCGGCGGCCACGGCCGATGTTGCGCCGATTGATACGCGGCAACTGGTGGTTGGTCCATCGTTGATGGACACGTTGCAATTGCCCGAACAAACAAAGTTCCGGCAATGGTTCAACGCGTTCAATGACGAATTGGTGAATTCAAACGAGTTTTTCGAACAAATGGCCAATTCGGCCCAAATGATGGGCGAACAATTCGGTGATGCCTTTGCGCAAATCATCATGGGTGCCGAAGGTGGCCGCGAAGCAATGAAACAAGCATTGTCAAACATCGTTGACACGGCATTTAAGGCGGCCACCGCGCATGCGATTCAAGCGGCAACGGCCACCGGTGCCAATGCCGGTCCGGCGGCCGCGTTTGTGATTCCTACGCTCATTGCATCGGGAATGGCATTGGTGCGCGGTGTGTTCAAAGGTTTGACCGGATTTGCGAATGGCGGCATCGTTTCCGGGCCGGTGGCCGGTTTGGTCGGCGAATATGCCGGCGCACGGGCAAACCCCGAAGTCATTGCGCCATTGAACAAATTGCGTTCATTGATTGGCGACACCGGAACGAACGTGGTGGTCACCGGCCGCATCAGCGGAAACGACATTTTGATTTCAAACGAACGGGCCATGTTTGACCGAAACCGGGTGCGTGGTTTTTGACCGATGAAAAAAAAAGTTCATGGAAATGTTGCGCGGTGTGAATATTGGTGTACATTTACACCATGAACAACGCACAACACAACACCACGATGAACACCGCAACCACCACCACCGATTTCAACGCCACGTTGACCGCCAAATTTTACGCCGTTGAATTGACCTTCGAACGCGACATTTTCGGCGAAACGCACCGGTCCGAAAACATCCGTTTGGAATACAAAGGCCGCACCGCGTTTCCGGGCGGACGTGCGAAAGATTACGCGAAGCAATGGCGCGCACAAGCCATCGCCAAAGGCATTCGCATCGAATCCATCAAATTCGTTGCCATCTAATTCACCAGCAACCAACGCCGCCCGGATTCGCCGGGCGGCATCTTCAAACAACACACACACACACAACACACATCACCATGACCAGCGCACAACACCACCACATCGCGATGAACTGCACGTTCACCATCGAATCCGCATGCGGATATTCGCAAACCGCATTTTCAAACGTTTTGGAATTGGCATCATTGCCGTCATTTACTTTGGACACAATAGTAACGGACCGGCACGTTTACAACAACGGCGGCATGTGGTTCAAATTGGCGCATCGGGACGGCCGGACGTGGATTTTGTCGGTGAACGTCAACGAACATGGTTCATGGACATGTTTTCACGACTACAAATCGAAAACCGGTGAATTCAAGCCGGCCACGGATGCCAATTCGGTTGCGTTTGACAAAATGGTTGAAAAACTCATTGGCAACAATCGCCACGGCGAATCCATCGCCAATGCCTAATGCACACCACCATCAAAGTATCAAACGCCATGCGATTTCGTGTGGCGTTTTTCTTTGCGCTGAATTCCCGAAATTTCAGGCATGGCAAACGCAACAAAATATTTCGCCGAATTCAAAGATTTGTTCGGGCAACAATGGCGAATCAACATCCACGATTCACAATTTGCCGGAACCACACCAACGGAATTCACGTTGGGCGCATCGGGTTTTTCGTTATCGTACAAAGGCGACACGGAAAACGTTTTTCAACCAATCATTGGTTCGTCCCTTCAATTCGAATTCATTGAAGAAACGGCCGAACACACGGCGTTCATCAACGCGTTGGCCACGGCGGTTGAATCGCGTTTTTCCATCACCATCGAAAAATTGGTTGGCGGTTCGTATGCGCTGGAATGGTTCGGCGTTTTGTTATCGGACCAATGGTCGATGATGAACGAACCATTGCCGCGTTCATCATTGTTGACGGCATCGGATGATTTGGGAAACCTCAAATCCATTGCATACAAATCGGACCCGGCCACGGCTTACGCTGGTCATGCCACGTTGATTGAACATTTGGTGAACGCGTTGACCAAAACGCGCGCGTTGCATCCATTCATCGCCACCGATGATTTCGTGCGCGTGGCCGATGATTTCAAGGCAACGAACATGTCCGCGACCACGCGGTTCATGGAAAACATCCGAACGCATCACGAATCGTTTTGGGCCATTGATGATGATGGCAACCGCGAATTCATGTCGTCATTCGATGTGGTCCGCAACATTTGCAAATCACAAAACGCCCGTTTGTTTTTGGCTGGTGGCGTTTTCTACTTTGTTCCAATTGGCGCGTATCAAAACGACACCGCCATTGCGTTTCACAATTACGACATCAACGGCGATTTCGTAGGCACCAGCACGGCCGCCGAAACGTTGTTGGCCACGGGAACGGATTTGGTGCAATTGGCCGGCAATGAGAAACGTTTTACGCCGCCATTAAGCGAAGCGCGGCGCGTTCGTGAATACAATGGCAATGCGCCGGTGATTTGGTCGCCGTATATCGCCCAAAATGATTTCACAACGGCCATCACCGATTTTGGGGTTGACTACTTTGCCGGACAACTCATCAATTTCGTTGGCGTGGTGAACGTCACGTTGCCGGGCGTGGACCCGGCGTTTGGCATTTCCGATGCGGACGAACGCGTTGGTCGAATTGCCGTAGGCGTTCAATTCAAATGTGGAAACCAGTATTCCACCGCCGCCATCACGTTTGGTGGTCAAGGCAATTTCGGATTTGATGATGGTTCCGTTGGAACATACGATTTGGCAAATTGGGCAACCTTGAATTGGTCCGGCACCGCTGGTGCAACCTTGTTTTTGTCCGAACCATTTGACCGAAACGCCGGCACCAATCAAAACATCGGATTGACATTCACCACGGGCGCGTTGCCATCAACGCAAACCAATTTGGAAATCACGTTTTCCATTTATTTGGTGGCCAATGATGGAACGTTGTTGGCCATTGACAATGGATTGAATGTGGCCGATGCGCCGGAATATTACGCGCAAAACGTTCGGGCATTCCGGGCCGATGTGGACGGCGGCGGTTCGGAAATAACATACACGGCAAACGGCGACGATGCCAACCGCGCCATCAAAATTGATGACGTGGTGACATTAGGCGACCGAATCAGCGATTCGGAACGCGGCGTTTTGTCGGTTTGGAATGGTTCCGAATGGGCCGATTCGGCCGGTTGGATTTCGTCCAATTACACTGGCACCGGCGTTGGAATTAACCGATTGGCCGTCAATGAAATTTTGCGCACCATGCGCAATCCGATTCCGATTTGGGCCGGTCAATTTCATGTGGCCGCGCCGGACACCATCGGCGCGTTGGTCACGATGTTGAACGCCATTGAAATTGATTCCGATGTGTTCGTGTTCACGGAATTCACCATGAACACCAATGCGCGCATTTTGGATTTTGAGGCGGCGCGAATCCAGCGTGACACCAATTCCATCACCGAAGCGACATCAGGCAAAAAAAACGTTTCCGATGAGGTTGTGCCGGGCGGTTTTAATCCCGGCAACGATTCCAACGGATTGTCAAACGCGATTGGGGCCACCGGCACCGCCATTGCAAATTTGGAATCAACCACGGCGGCCATTCAAACCAAAACCGATTTCATCACCATTACGCAATCCGTCAATTTGGATTCGGTGGAATCAACCACCAATTCCAATGCCGCATCGGTTGTTTCGTTGACCAACAAATTGTCGTATTTGCTGGGAACGTTTCAACCCAAAGATGACCCCGGCAACACCATCACAAAGGTTGTTTACGCTGATGGCAAAACGGATGGTTTGGAAATGTCGTTGACGCAAACCACGGCGGCGTTCACATCCAATTCAGGCAACACGGGCGTTTCAATTTCGGAACAATCGCCCGGTCGATTTGTCGTCGATTTGCAAGACGAATCCACCGGTTCATCCACCGCCATTTTTGCCACCGGTGATTCACGCGGCAATCGCGTTGGTGTCAACACCGCATCGCCGTCCGTTGAATTGGATGTGGTCGGCCGGTTGGGCGTTTCGGGCATCGCCACGTTTGCCGATGTGGTCGAGGCGTTGAACGTTGCCATTGCCGAACGTTTGTCATTTGCTACGGATGCGGAATTGACACCGGCCAACGGCGAAATGGTTTTTGATGGTGACCGGTCCGCGTTCGTTTTGGGAATTGGAACGGCGGCCGTGGACATGGAAAACGATTGGTGGATTTGTCGGAACAATACCGGCACCAGCATCGCCGCCGGCGTTCCGGTGTACGTCAACGGGACGTTGGGCGCATCCGGTCGGAAAACCATTGCGCCAATGATTGCGGACGGGACGATTGACGCGCGATATTTCATCGGCGTAACGGCCGAAGCCATTGCCAATGGTGCCGATGGTGTCGTGTTTGACCGGGGAACCATTCGCGGCGTTTCGTTGTCCGGATTCACGGATGGTGACGTTTTGTTTGTGTCGCAAACCACGGCCGGAACATGGACCACAACCGAACCGGCATCCGGAATGGTTTTGCCGGCCGCGTTTGTAGTTTACGCCGCGTCAAACGGCGTGATGGCGGTGCGCAACAATGGCGATGAATCCGGCGGTGGTGGCGGCACCAGCGGCAACGCGTTTGAAACCATTGCCGTTTCCGGGCAATCGTCCATCGTTGCCGATTCATCCACGGACACGTTGACCATTGCCGCCGGCACGAACGCCGTAATCACCACCAACGCGGCCACGGATACGTTGACCATTGCGGTTTCATCCACACCAACGTTTGGTTCCATTTTGTCAACCGGTTCAATTTCCGCCATCGGGACAATTTCAACGTTGGGTTCATTTTCCGCGCAAGGTTCGGCCACGTTCACATCCGATTTGACATGCGGCGGAACGTTCACGTCCAATGGTGCCATCATCGGTTCCGGTGGATTGACGTTCACCAGCGGCGGCACGTCCATCATTGGTCCAAATAATTCGTTGCCAAATCAACCGGCGGACCTTGAAATTCGTTCCAATGGCAATGTGGTCGTCGTGCTGGATTACGACGACAACGAAACCGGACAATCGTTTGAAATCAAAAACGGCGATGGCACCACTATTTTCAAAGTAAATGAAACCGGCGTGACATCGGGTTTATTGACCACGGCCGCACCGGTTGTTTCGGGTTTGTCCGGCTCATATCAGCAAGGCGCAAACGCCACGGCGACGATTTCAAATCACGTCACCGGGCGAACGTATGTGGGGGCCATTTATGATTCAAGCGGCACCGAAATCACCGCCAACCCGGTTTCAATTGATTCATCCGGCAACGTGTCATTTGTTGTTCCAACATCCATTGCGACTGATTACGAAATGCGCATTGTTGGCGTAGATGCTGGAAAATTTCAATCCCTTGAAACCATCGAAACATTTGACGTGACACCATCGCGCACGTTTACGCATTGGCGATTTCAGGTCAAACACAATGGCGGCGAACCGGGTTCGCGATATATCATGGCGTACAATATCGATTTGTTCGAAGGTTCTGACGCAACCGGCACAAAACATCCGTCCGCCGCACTCACATCGGCAACGTCATTGCCCGGTTTGGTTGTGACGTGGGGTTATTCATATCCCGGCCGCGAATTTTGGGAATGTTTTGATGCGAATGAAACCGGTTCCGATTGGTGGACCATTTCCAGCCCAACCGGTACCGATTGGGGCCAATTGGAATTTGACACGGCCGTTACCATTGCATCCATTCAATTGACATTCCGCGACCAATTTTCGAACGCCAATCAATTGGTGGTTTTGGGTTCAAATACGGGAAATTTTTCAGGCGAAGAAATCGAATGTGGAACGTTTGATTTGCCGGATGGGACCAACGATACAATCACACTCACAATCAACATTTGACATGAACATTGACGATGGCGCAACCCACGAAATCAATTCCCGTTGGCCCGTTCACAAACAACGCAATTGCGGGATGGTGTGGGACTGGTACGGCGTGAAATTTTACAAAGGCATGGTGTCGGGAATTCAATTGGTTCGTGACCATCACGCCGCATTGAAAACCGCCGGCGAAACCGAATGGTCAATTCCCAATGAATTGACAACGTTGTTGGATGATTTGGCCGCCGCCAATTCGTAATTTGCCGACATGGATTCAATCACGATTTTGTCATTGCTTGGAATCGCATTGGCGAACGCTGGTGCATTGATTCACCAGCACGTCAAAACGCAAACCATTTTGGCCCGGCAACACGAACGAATCAAACGTTTGGAATCGGAAAATTCCGATTTGAAATTGATGGTTCGCGAAGTCGTGGACGGCATCCACGAAATTCGAAATTTGTTGGCGGCCAATTCCATTCGTTGAACATGCGCCCAATTGACAAAATCATATTGCATTGTTCGGCCACCAACGACCATTTGGAAATTGACGCGGCCATGATTGATTCGTGGCACCGCCGCCGTGGATGGTCGCGCATCGGGTATCATTACGTCATCAAACGCGATGGCACGTTGGAATTTGGCCGTCCCGTTGGTGACATTGGCGCGCATGTAGCCGGACAAAATACCGGTTCGATTGGGATTTGTTACATTGGCGGTTTGCGGGACGATAAACCATGCGATACGATGACATCAAATCAGGAAATGACAATGATTCAATTGGTGAATTCGTTGCGCGTTGTTTTTGGGCCGTTGACCTTGCATGGCCACAACGAATTTGCAAACAAGGCATGTCCATCGTTTGACGTTCGCAAAAAATATTCATGGCTAATTTGAACCACATGGAATTCATCATTGAAAATTGGGCCGAACTGATGTTGGCCGCATTGGCATTCGCAAAAGTGATTGTCAATTTGTTGCCTACGGAATCACCGGCACATGGCGTGTTTGAATACATTGACCGAATCATTACCGCGATAACGGGCGACAATCGCAAATCGCGGCAAAACAATTTGTGATGGCGTTGCCGGGATGGTTTGCGAAGATGGCCGCCAATTTGGACGTTTCACAAGCATTCAAAACAAAGGGTGATTTGCAACGTTGGTCCGCGAAACGAACCATTGGTGGTTTGATTGCAACCACAGCATGTGCGGACATCGTGGAAAATGGCATGACGTGGCCGGCCGTTGCGATGTGTGCCATTGCAATCATCCCAATTTCGTTGTCCATGTTCGAAAGTGATTGACGATATTTGCAACGTGTTTTGGTGAACACGTTGTTGTGTGTTTGGTAACCGGTGGCCGTGGTGGTCACCGGTTTTTTTCCGCCCAACCGAAGCGAATGAAAAAAAAAATTCATCAAAATGTTGCATCGAATGAATCTTTGTGTACATTTACACCATGAACAACGCACAACACAACACCACGATGAACACCGCAACCACCACCACCGATTTCAACGCCACGTTGACCGCCAAATTTTACGCCGTCGAATTGACCTTTGAACGCGACATTTTCGGCGAAACGCACCGGTCCGAAAACATCCGTTTGGAATACAAAGGCCGCACCGCGTTTCCGGGCGGCCGCGCCAAAGATTACGCGAAGCAATGGCGCGCACAAGCCATCGCCAAAGGCATTCGCATCGAATCCATCAAATTCGTTGCCATCTAATTCACCAGCACAACCAACGCCGCCCGGATTTGCCGGGCGGCATCATTAAACAACACACATCACCATGTCACAAGGTTATTCAAATCCAACCTCGGACGGCACACCGCACGTTATATCAAATCAATCACCCAGTGGTCAATATGTGTGGGACGGCGACTAATATGTTCCAATTGAAGATTTCATATAACCATCACCACACATGGCACACATCAAATCCACGTCATTTCCGACGAATCCATGCCGGGATTTTTACGAATGGTATGCAACCATTCATGGCAATTGCCCGGTGGCCATTCGCGAACGATTCACGCCGTTTGGCGAACGCCGCGAACCGAAACCACGTCAAAACGATTTCGCGGCCGTGATGGCCCGTTTTTCCGCGTCACTGATTCCGCGATGAACCATTATTTCGAACATTCACATTGGGATGATTGGGCGTTGGAAACGCAACGTAAACGGCCTACGATTCCGCCGTTGCCAACAATGGCCGGTGCCATGCCGTTTGCAATGATTCCCGCCAACGTTTCCGAATCATGGGAAACCATGGCCGCCGATGGTTTCCGGTTTTACGTTTGTTTGGTTGACAAACGCACCGGCGAAATCAAACGTTTTGCATCGCGGTTGCGTTCCTTCAAAAACATTTGGACCAATCGCCACCATCCACGATTTCCGTGGCAAATTTTGACATTCATTCAAATCACAAAGTGATGACCACAAAAAAAATCACGGCGATGTCGTATCGCCCGGAAAACAATTGGCAACATTCATCCGGCGCGATGATGCACGTTTTCGAATTGACCTTTGACGATGGTTCAATTGGTCAAGCGAACGCCAAAAATGAATCGCCATGGTACCAAATCGGTTCCGATGTGGTGGTGCAAAACAACGGCGTTCACGATGGTGTCATGAAAATTTCAGTTCGCAAACCTGAATTTGAAAACGCCGGCCCAAAATCAGGCATGGCCCCGAACACGAATTTCATGACCAAAACAAATGACCGGGATTCATCAATGATTGCATCGTGGGCCATCGACCACGCGATGATGTGGCCACAGCCGAACAAAGACATTGCAAGCATTCGCGACACGGCAAAACAATTGATGGACCTTCAACACGAATTGAAGGTTCACCACAAATCGAAATTTCCGTGAACACCAAACCAGCAACACACAACAAAATCACGATGAACACCAAACCAGCGAATCACAACAAACGTTGGAATGAATCCGACGATGCCAAATTGAACATGATGTTCGAACACGGCGTTTCAATCAATGACATTGCCGCATTTTTGGGCCGAACGCCCGGAACGATAAATTGGCGAATTTACCATTTGGGATTGCGGCCAACGGCGGACACCATCAACGATGAATTGGCGCGTGAAACCGGGCCGGTTTTGCCCGGTGAAAATGGTGAAATGGTTGCCGTAGGAACAAAGGACGATTTGCCGCCACGGGACGAATCCACGGCGAAATCAAACATCACCGGGAACCCGATTTTGCCCAAACGCATTCCAATCGAAATGATTGAAAAACGTTGGTTGTGGGGTTTGATTGTGATTGTGCGTTGGAAATATGCGCCACAGCGTCACGCCGGTTTTCCGCCATCCGTTGAAATTGTTGCGCCATGACCGAATCATTGATTGAACGGAAAAAACGCCAACGGCGGCAATTGGCCAAATTGGTTTTGGAACAATACCAGCGGCGAACCGAATTGGATGCGTTGGCCAAACGCATTGGTCAAGCCCAAAACGCGGTTGAATTGAACACATCCGTTTCGGCCATGGCGGAAACCGAACGTTTGGAATTGATAACGAAATGGAACACCATTTTTCATTATTTCAGCAAAAACGAAATCGTCAAATTGAACATCCGGTGTGATTTGTTGCGCACCGAATTCGAAATTCAAACGTCATGACACCATTGCACAAATTCGTCGTCGAACACTATGGTTCGCAAAAATCGTTGGCCGAAAAATTGGGCGTTGCCGAACACACGATTTCGCGATGGATGAAACGGGAACCAACGTATTTGATGCGCCATGCGTTTTTCATGTCCGAAGGCAAATCACCGAAGGAACGAAAACAATTCATTGCCGATTTGGCATCGGCCATCATGGAACAAACCGAAACCATCGGTCAAAATTGATTCATGGATGATTTCACCAAAACATTTATCATCATTCCGGAATCAATCCAGCGCATCCCGGAAATTGATTGGCCGCACCGGGCCGTTTGGGGCATCATCCACGCGTTTTCGCACAACGGCGGGACGTGCTGGTTATCCGTTGACCAAATCGCCGAACGCATCCATCGCAAACGCCGTCAAACGTCCGCGATGATTCAACGTTTGATTGATTTGGAATTGGTCGAAATCGCGGCCTACAATGGCCACCGCCGGATGTTGCGAACAACCACCAATTTTGACGTTCCGGAACATGTGCGGAATTCCGCGCGTATGCAATCGGCCGCGCACCTGATGAGCGGAAAACCGCGCACCAGCCACGCGGAATTCCGCGCACCTGATGAGCGGAAAACCGCGCACATAGATAATAGTATAGAACATAATTCAGAACAAAATTCAAATCCGGACGAAAAAAATTTGGTTGTCAACAATTCCGTCACAAAAAAATCGTCATCGTCAGGCCAAAAACCATCGTCGATTGATGAATGCCGGGAATATTTCACCGAATTGAATTCGAACGATTGGGAATCGTTTTGGGATTACTGGTCATCCGTTGGTTGGAAACGCCGAACGGGAAAAATCGTTTGTTGGAAATCAACGGCGCGAAATTGGGTGCGCCGAAACAATCAAAACACACCACATGCAACCATCGACAAAAACAAACCATTTGACGCAAACAATGCCATCGAATGGGCCACGAAATGAAATCATTGCCGCACGGCGGGAACGCCAAACGCGCCATTTGGAAATCCTGAAAACGGGCATTTCGGACATCATTGCAAACCAATCGGAAAAAAACATATTTGATGCCGGTTTGCCCATCACGGCGGGATTGTCAATCAACCGCGTGGCAACAAAAATGATTTTGTTGGCGGAACTGGTGCGCACATGGCGCGCCGTTCGTTTGCCTGATTCGCGTTCGTGGCAAAATCAGGACGATTTGCAATCGGCGATTGATGATGTTGTGGACATGTTCCCAACCTTAAAAATCGAGGAATTCGCGCGCGTTATGCAAATGATTCGGCGCGGCGAAATCACGTTGTTTGGCCGATTTGACACGCCGTCATTGATTGGCGCGTTGCGCAATTATGAGGAACAATACACCATCACGTTTCGCGAAAATCAACATCATGAACGCGCCCATCACGATTTGAAAACGCGCACCAGTGATGGACCATCACCCGAAGATGTCAAACGATTTTCCGATTTTGTGAAATCATTGGATTTGCCACGGCCCAAAAAAACCATTTCGGAAATGGGCGGTTCAATTCAATTGACCGAATCGGAAATGTTGCAAATCACCAAACCATTCAATGATGAAACAAGCGAAACGCAAACCGATTGAGGCATTGCCGAACTACGAAAAACCATTTTCCCGCGTGGCGGAAATTCGGCGTGGTGATGAATTCAGCGAAGCCGAACGCAAACAAATTGCCATGAACATCATTGAATTCATCGAGGTTGCGCGCACGGAAACCGCGCGCAATCATTTCGGTGTGATGGTCGTGGACACAAAGCCAATGACGTTCGAACAAATGAAATGGTTGGGTGCCGTTCATGATGATGTTTTGGGCCGTATCAATCACACATGAATCAATCAACCATGCCATCAATCAATCGCAAAGCCACGCCAAATCCATGGTCATCCCATGGCAAATCCGAACGGCCTACGCCACAAGACAAACGATATTTCACCAATGCGTGGAAACGTGCGCGTGATGGATTCAAACGAAAACATCCGACATGCAATCATTGCGGTGAATGGGCCAACGTTGTTGACCACATTACGCCCGTTCGCGCTGGTGGTGAATTTTGGGATTCGTCCAATTGGCAATCGCTTTGCACATCATGCCACAACCGCAAATCAGCGTTGGAACGCATCCAATATCAATCCGAATTCAACAACAAACCTTGACCGGGTACGGGGTCCGAAAAACCGATTGGTCCGGCCCCTCCATCGCCGCCGTTTAGGGGGGCGAACAAATGTTGACCCGGACTAAAAGGGGAACCGGCCAATGGGGGCCATTTAGTATTGAAATAAAACAATCATGAATGCAAAACAAAAACGGATGACGACCGAATTGTTGAACAATTACGAATCGCGCACCGAAATCACGCCGGGCGTTCGGGAATTGATTTCAACGTTGGCATGCGTCATCATCGAAGAAACGGACCTACAAACGTTCGTGAACAAAAACGGCACGACATATCAGGTTCGCGGCAAATCCGGCGATACTTATTCGCGCGCATGGCCGGAATGGCAACAATTGAAGGAAACGCGTTTACGCAAACAAGCATTGGTACAATACATTGAACGCAAAATTGCCGGAACGGATGAAACGGATGAATTGACGGAATTGTTGACGCGCCGCGATGGGTGACGAATTGAAAAACGATGTCGCGCACCAGTACGCGCGGGACGTGGTTTCGGGCAAAATCGTCGCCGGGAAATATTGCCGGTTGGCATGTGAACGATATTTGCGCGATTTGGACGAATGCGAGGAACGCGGCATGGTTTTCAAACCAAATGTGGCGCGCGCATACTTGGATTTTTTCACGAAATTTTTGCGCCATACCATGGGCGCATTTGCCGACCAACCATTTGTTCCGTTGCCGTGGCAACAATTCGTTTTGTGGAATTTATATGGCTGGTTTCGCGACGATGGAACCCGGCGGTTCAATTACGCCTATTTGGCCGTAGGCCGCAAAAACGGGAAAACAACGTTGTTGGCTGGAATGGCCATGGCCGGTTTGGTGATGGACATGGAACACGCCGCCGAAATCTATTTTGCCGCCACCAAACGTGACCAGGCAAAAATTGGATTCAATGAGGCGTTCCGAATGGCAACGTCAAAATCGCCGTTGAAAAAGTATTTGGAACCGCGCAAACATGACATTTTGTTTCCAAAAATCAACGCCCGGTTGACCTATTTGAGCGCGGACAAACAAACGATGGACGGCACAAACCCACATTTGGCCATTGTCGATGAATACCATGCACACGCCACCGATGAGGTTTCAAACGTGTTGCGTTCGGGCATGCAATCGCGAAAAAATCCATTGCACGTCACCATCACCACAGCCGGGTTTTCAATTGGCGGCCCATGCCACGAAATGCAAAAATCGGTGAAACAAATTTTGGATGGAATCAAAACGGATGATTCCCAATTTGCCATCATTTACGAATTGGATGCGGCCGATGATTGGACGGACGAAAACGTTTGGGCAAAGGCCAATCCAAGTTTGGGCGAAACCATTTCCACGAAATTGTTGCGCAATCAATACCAGCAAGCGCGAAACATGGGCGGTTCGCGCATCACGGAATTCAAAACCAAACATTGCAATTTGTGGGTGCAATCGTCGAAAACTTGGATTGAATCGGCGGTTTTTGACGCATGCATTGACCACGAAACGCCGGATTTGACGGGCGCGGAATGTTGGGCCGGTTTGGACCTTGCATCGGTTTCCGACATGACGGCGTTGATGCTGGTGTTCCCCATTGGCGACACGTTGCACGTTCGCGGCCATTATTTCATGCCGTCCGATGCCATCAACCGGGCATTGCAAAACGATTCCGGCCACATTTACGGCCAATTCCAGTCATTGCCGAACATGCACATCACCGATGGCAATGTGACGGATTACCAATCAATCCGGCGCATTTTGTCCGGCGTTTACGCAACGCCAACCGGCCCCGAATTCGATGAATCGTGTTTGATGAATCGGTTTGATGTGAAATGCGTGGCGTTTGACCGGTACAATTCCACGCAAATTGCCATTGATTTGACCGATGATGGTGTGCCGGTGGTTCCATATGGTCAAGGTTTCATCAGCATGTCACCACCGGCAAAGGAATTGGAAATTTTGATTCGAACCGGCCGGTTGAAATTCGATGGTGACCCGGTTTTGAAATGGGCGTTGCAAAACGTGGAATTGCGCGTTGACCCGGCCGGAAACATTAAGCCGGACAAACAAAAATCAGGCGGCAAAATTGACCCCATCGTTGCATTGTGCATGGCCATTGGCGAACGCATGAAACGCATGGCGCAACCACAATTGGGTGATGACGTGTTTACGATTGTATCGTTGTGAATTTGACTAAATTGCACCATGAACCGAATTCAAAAAATCGCAAATGCGGTGCGTTCCCGCGTTGGTTGGTTCAATCCAAACACCATCGCATCGGAAATGGGAATTTTTCCCATGTCCGCCGCCGGTGTGAACGTCAACGAACAAACGGCCATGTCATTGGCGGCCGTTTATGCATGCACATATCGCATCGCATCAACCATCGCATCGTTGGGCGTAAACGTTTTCGAACGGACTGGAAATCGCGTTTCGCCGTTGCCAAATCACCCAACGAATTTGTTGATTTCGGAAACGCCAAATCCCGAACAAACCGCGTTCGAATTTTGGGAATCGTTCATTGCAATGGCCGTCATCAATGGTTTGGCCTACGCACACATTGAACGCGCACCAAATGGCCGCCCAACCGCGTTGCGTTTGGTTCATCGCGATGATGTGGAGGAAAAACACAATTCCGATGGGGAATTGTTTTATCAAATTCGCGGTTTTGGTGCCGTTTTGCCTGAAAATATGTTGGTCGTCGGCAACATGCACCGCAAATCGCCGATTCGCTTGCATGCGGAAAATTTGGGCGTTTCGATGGCCGCGCAAAATTTCGGGGCCAATTATTTTGCGAATGGCGGCCAATTGACCGGCGTGATTTCGTCAGACCAGCCAATGACCAATGAACAACGCGAAAAATTGGTTGAATTGTGGAGGCGTGAAACCAATGGTGGACCAAAAACAATTTTGTTGCCGTTCGGCGTTCGTCACAATCGCATTGCCATCACAGCCGATGAGGCCCAATTTATCCAAACGCGCAAATTGGGCAACCGGGAAATTTGCACCATTTTCAGCGTTCCGGCCGCCATGGTCGGCGTTGATGCGGACGTGACATATAACAACGTGGAACAACAACAAATCATGTTTCGCAACCACACAATCGTTCCATGGGTGCGGCGAATTGAGGCCGAAATTAACCGAAAATTGATTTTTTCGTTCGAACGCCCGGAAATATACGCGCGGCATGATTTGGCGGAATTGACGCGCGGCGATTTGAAAACACGCGCCGAATATTTCCAAACGATGTTGATGGCCGGCGTGGTCAATCGGAATGAGGTTCGCGCGGCCGAAAACATGAATCCAATTGATGGGCGTGGCGGTGAAATTCACACGTTGCAAATCAATCAAATTGATTTGGAATCGTTCGAAGATTATTCGCGCAAAATGTCCGAAAACAACATTCAATGAATCAGGAAAACGAACAAAACGCGCATGAACTGAAATTGCGCGCAATGCATGGCGACGACATCGAAACGCGCGTGGCCAAAATTTCAGCCATCGAACGCGCGGAATCCGGGGAAATGGTTGTTGAAGGGATGGCGGTGGTATTTGACACCATCACGGACATTGGCCCATTTCGCGAACGCATCGCGCGTGATGCCTTCGATGCCGCGTTGAACGATGACGTGCGGTTTTTGGTCAATCACGATGGTTTGCCATTGGCCCGGACCACAAATGGCACCATGACCATCGAAAAACGAAATGACGGATTGTTTATGCGCGCTACGCTGGCAAACACCGAACGCGGCCGTGAAATTTATTCGTTGATTCAACGTGGCGACATCGACCAAATGTCATTCGCCGCCAAAGTTGAACGCGATGGATGGCAACCGGACGAAAACGGCGTTCGCGTAATTTCGCGCGTGAAATCTTTGCACGATGTTTCGGCGGTGACCTTTGGCGCATATCCCACAACATCCATTCACGTTCGTTCATTTTTTGAAGCCCAAAACGCCGAAGCGGACGAACCGAACACGGACGAAACCAGCACCAGCGACACCACGAAAACGATTGAATTGGAACATGCCGCCGAACCGGCGGAAAATCATAAATTGCAAACCAAACCATTTGAACAAATGAATTTGAATGAATTGAAGGCGGTTCGGGAAAAATACTTTGCCGAACACGCGGAAATCATCCGGAAATCGGATGAAAACGGCACCACGTTAACCGATGCCGAAAACCAACGTTGCGATTTCCTTGTGACGGAAGTCGAACGTTTGGACCAAAAAATTCGTCACCGCGCGAATCAGGAAAAAATGCAAGCGGCGGTACATGTTGGAACCACGATGAACGCCGGCGAACGCCGCGAAATCGAACGCATGAACCAAACGTGGTCATTGTCGCGCGCCATCAAACAAATTGCGACCAACGGCCGTTTGGATGGTGTCGAAGCGGAATGGACGGCCGAAGCGCGCAAAGACAACGCGCGCCGTGGTTTGGAAATGGACGGGAACGTTGGCATTCCATCGTTTGCCATTTACCGGGCCGGCGAAACGGACCAAATGACAGCAACCACGGCCGGCGGTGATGCTGGTGGTGGTGGATTCGTTCCCACGAACGTTCCCGGCGTGATTGAGGCGTTGCGCGCGCCATCGGTGATTGAGCAAACCGGCATTACCACCATCAACAACGCCACCGGGAATTTGAAATTCCCGCGCATCAAAACCAAAGCAACGTTGGCGGAAAAAACCGAAATCGCGGCATCAGCGGCGGCCGGTTTGCAATTGGATGAGGTGACGTTAACGCCCGAACGCGTGACGGCGTACACGGCCTATTCAAAACAATTGGCGTTGCAAGGTGGTTCCGATGTGGACCGGTTGATTTTGGGCGATTTGGTGGCCGCGATGAACGCGCGCATTGATACCAGCGCATTTGCGGACATCATTGCCACCACCGATGGTTCAACCATCAACATCATTGGCACCGATGATGCAAACGATGAATTGAATGCGGCGTTGGTTTACGCCATGGAATCGGCGGTTTTGGCGGATGGTGCGGATTTGGCCGGTTCGGTTTTCGTCATGTCACCAAAGGCATTCCAATTGTCCCGTTCGGAAGCCGCCGTGGCATCGGTTTCGGCGTTGTGGAACAACGGGCAATTTGCCGGATATCGTCCATTGGCAACGCCGTATTTGGGCGACGATACGTTGGACAATGGCACGGCCGTTGGTGGACAAATGTTGTTCGGCAATTTCCGTCAAGCGGGCATTTTGGCCCGGTTCGGTTCGCCGGACATCTTGATTGACCCATACACATTGGCGAACACCGGTCAAATCAAAATCCACATCAACGCGTTTTGGGATTTTGCATTGCGGCAACCGGCGGCGTTGGCATTCGCCGACCAATTGACGTGATGAACCTTTGGGTTTGAATCAGGAATGGCGGCCAATGGCCGCCATTTTTGTTGCACCCAAATCAGGCCGATGAAAAAAAAAGTTCATCAAAGTATTGCACGGAATGAATCTTTGTGTACATTTACACCATGAACAACACACACACACAACGCACCATGCAACGTTTTACCATCACCACCACGAACACCATCAACGACCGGGTTGAATTGTTGGAATGCACCAACGAAAACCACCGCCGCGCCGTGGCATCCGAAATCGTCGAACATTACGCCGCGAAACCGGAATTCATCAGCGTTTCACAACACATTGTGAACGGCGAAAACGTGGCCATCATCCACATGACCAACGGCAAATTGAACATGATTTTCCGTCAACGTTAATTCACACCAGCACACAACACACACACACAACACACATTACCATGTCACAAGACAAAAACACCAACGCCAACCGCCCAATCAACCAACGCGGAATCATCACCATTGACATCATGGATTTGCACGAATTGATGGACCGGAATTTTGAATTGGGCCGGGCCTACATGCGCGACGAATTGGAATCCGCCGGCGTGAAAACGCGGCCCGATTCCGAATTGGAATTGTTGCACAATGGGCATGCACAATTGGAAATTGCGGTTGAAATTTTGGCCCCAACCTTCGATAAATTGTGGGATGACTACAATTTGGAACAAAAACAAGAGTTCGCCGCGCGTGTCAATCGCAAATCGACAATGGCAAATGAATTGAAATTGGCTCAAATGCGAAATCGGATTGACTACATGAACCGGTTTTTCGATGCCTTCGAAGTTTGAAAACCAGTCCACCACCATCAAAAATCGCCGGCCATCGTGCCGGCGTTTTTCGTTTGTCGTAAATTCGAACCATGGTCACAATTTTCACCACAACGCCAACATTGGATGACGTGATTTCGGTTGCCGATTTGAAATCGCATTTGCGCGTTGATGTCAACGATGACGATGCGTTGATTGAAGCATTCCGCGACACCGCAATTTCATTTGTTCAACAAATCACCAATCGCGTTTTGGGCGATGTTGATGCGGTTGTGTATTTGGACAAATGGCAAAACGTCACATTGGATGTTGGACCGGTGAACACAATTGAATCGGTTGAATACATTGACGAAAACGGAAACGTGCAAACGTTACCAACCACCAATTGGTTTTCAGACATCGCCGGCGCGCATGGCCGCATTCGTTTTCACGATGTGCCATCGTTGTATGATTACGCGTTGAACCGCGTGATTGTCAATTGCAACGTAGGCCATGCCGAAAACGCGATTCCCGCGCCCGTGATTCACGCCATTCGATTGTTGGTTGGTCACATGTACGAAAACCGAACGGCGGCCGAAATTCGGTCCGTGAATGAAATTCCGTTTGGCGTTCATTCGTTGTTGTCACCATTCCGAATTTTTGGGTGATGCGCATTGGTAAATTGGACCGCCGCGTTGCCATCGAACGATTCACCGAAACCATCAACAATTTCGGCGAACGCGAATTGACGTGGACCACCGCGTTTGCATGTTGGGCATCGTTGGCCATCATCAAAACCGGTTCAACCGAAAAATTGGTTGATGGTGCGGAACGCGCCGTGAAAATGGCCGAATGGACCATTCGCAACACCAGCGATTCGCGAACCATCACGCCGGGTGACCGGCTGGTGTACGATGGCAAAATTTTCGACATCGTTGCCGTTCATGAATTGGAACGCGGCGTTGATTTTCGTTTGATTACCGAACACGTTTCGTGATGGCTGAAATGGTTGCTGGCATCCAAGGCATGCGCCAATTGGAACGCAAGTTGAACAAATTGCATTCGCGATACTTGGAAACAAATACGCGGTTGCGATTGATAAACGAAACCGCCGCGAATTTGTACGTCCGGGCGATGAAACGCGCCATCACATCATCCACGGAAACAATCATTGTCACACGCGGCGACAATAAAAAACCGCTCAAAATCAAGCCGGGAACCTACAAACGTTCAATTGGTTCGTGGTTGATTTCCGACGATGGCAACGCATATTGGGCCGGGCCACGAACCGGCCGCAAAGTTGGGCCAACGCGTGATGCGTGGTTTGCGTATATTGTCGAATCAGACCAACAATATATTGATGGCGTGAACCACAACGCCGGCGTGATTGAATCGGTGATTGAATCCCGCAAAAAAGGAATCGAGGCGTGGCGCATGCGGCAATTGGTGGCATATCAAAAGCAAGTTGAATCCGAATTGGCCCGAACAAAATGAACGTTGGAATCGCGATTTTCGAATTGTTGTCGAACGCCACCGATGTTGTGGCCGATGTCGGCAACCGGATTTTTCCGGCCACGGCGGCGCAATCAAAAACGTTGCCGTTCATCACCTACGATGTTATCACGATTGCACCGAACGACACCAAAACCGGTCCGTCACTGGTGGATGAAATCGACGTTGAAATTGTTTGTCATGCGGCAACGTATGCCAGCGCATCAACCATCCAAAACAACGTTCGAATCGCATTGGACCGGGTGCCATTTCAAAACGATGATGTGGCCGTTGAATCGTTCCAATTTCAAACCGGTTCAATGGAGGTTGTCGATTCACCACGCAAATATTTTGCCGTGCTGGAATTTCAGGCGCATGTACGCCGCGAAGCCGGTGCGGTGTATTTGGGGCAACCGGTGGCCGTCACTGATGGTGACGGAAGCATTCACCAAATCCAGCCGGGCGGAACGTATCAATGCATCCAAAATGCGCCGCCAATTTCCGAATTGCCACCGCCGGCGGCCGGTCACATCTACGCGCGAATCGTTCCATGGGACGGATTGCAAACGTTCAATGAAACCGGTTCGGTGGAATGGCACCGCGCCGCCGGGACGTATGATTACACATTGCCCGTGAATCCATTGAACACCGCGATTCGCGCGAACGGATATTTCCCGGATGACGCGCATTCGCTTCTGATGTTTGACAATCGGTTTGGGAATCGCTACCGGTGGACAAATGATTTGGGGGAACAATTCGTTGAAGATTTCCACAAATCAGCATCGAACAATTCCCAAAATCCAAAAATGTGTTTTGACCATTTGACCGGGTTGATTGTGTATGTGATGCGGGCGCAAACCGAACGTTTGCATTTGACGCAATCCGAATGGATTGAATGGGCAAATTCCTTGGATTACGGCGGCCAATCATGGCGATTGGCGGACGTTTCCGAATTCGTCGGAATGTTTGAATATACCGATTACGTCAATGCGTGGGGTGGTGCCTACACACCATTCATTGACCCACATTTGAGGCAATACGGCGGCAATTTGGTTTTCGGCAATCGCACAAAGGACAACCAAATTTCATACGCGGTGACCAACGGCCCCACGTTTGGCTATGCGTCAAATTTGGCATCGACATTCCATCACGGATTGATTGTCGCGAATCAATACAATTGATGCGTTCGAAATTCCTAAATTTGAATCATGGACATCAAACCACAACGGAACGTCACCATCAACGGATTGAAATATTTGGCCGGCGAAACTTATTCGGTCAACTACACCACGTTCACCAAAATGATTGCCGCCGGTTGCATGAAATCAGACATGGAACCAGCATGTCCGGCCGCCACAATCGAAGCAAGCGAAGCGGCCGAACCGGCACCGGAATCGAAACCAGCGGCGCGGCGAACGCGGCGTTCAAAAACCAATGAAACGAAATAAGACATGGCACAATCAACCGGATTCATCAACGCCACGAACGTAAAATTCGCGGCCGTTGAAACGGGCGGAACAATCGCCGTCATCAATGATGTCAAGGAATGTTCCGTGACCATCACAACCGATATTCGGGACATCACCAACAAAGATGATGACGGATGGAAAAACATTTTGCCGGGACTCAAATCGGCATCATGCGCGATGACCGCGTTTGTTGCCTACGGCAACGATTTCAATTTTCAGGAATTCCAAAATGCCCAATTGAACGGGACGGAAATTGACATTGAAATTCGTGTGGGCGCAACGGGAACCGGTGCCGATGATGGCGACCGCGTTTACCAAATGTCCGGATTCATCACCAGCGTTGAATTGTCATCGGCATTCGAGGAAACGCAAGAGTTTTCCGTCAATTTCGACATCAACGGCGCGGTGACCTTTGCGCAACAATAATTGACCAGCGATGACGGAAATTGAAATTGACGGCCGGAAATGGCCAATGCGCGCCACAATCGGTGCGTGGAAACGTTTTGAGGAAACCACGGGAAAAAAATTGTCCCAATTGAATTCAAATCCGGGTGAACCGGATGTTCAAGGTTTTTGCGAATTGGCGTTTCATTTTGTCGTGGCCGGATGCAAAAGAAACGGCACCGAATTCAAAATGTCGGTGGACGAATTTTTGGATTCAATCGAAATTTCCGACATGGAAAACGTTGCGTTGGGCGTTGCAAATTTGTTGGACGCGAACAACCAAAAAAAACATCCGACGAAAACGAGGTGACCGAATCGTTGACGTTGGACCGAATTATTGAAATCGGGTTGGGCCACATGCGGTTTGACCCGATTTCGTTTTTTGAAATGACCATTGACGAATTCGAATGCGCGGTTCGTGGTTTTCACGAAATCACCGAAATTCGAGAACAACAAAATTGGGAACGGACGCGATGGTTGGCCACAATCATTTTGCAACCGCACACCAAAAAAAATCACCGGTTGCGCCCAACGGACATTGCCCAATTTCCGTGGGAACAACCAAAACGAAAATCCGCAATTGATGGCGAATCATTGTTGCGACAAATGATAAAATGATGGCAAAGGGAATTGGTTCATTGCTGGTGACGTTGGGATTGGATACGCGTTCAATGGACAAGGCAATTGGACGCGCAATGGGAAAATTCCGCGCGTTCGGCCGAAACATGAAACGCGTTGGTCGCACCATGTCGGCATCAGTCACGGCACCATTGGCGGCCATTGGTGCAACGTCATTCCAAACCGCATCGCAATTTGGATTGGCCATGGCAAAGGTTCAAGCGGTTTCCGGTGCGACCGCCGATGAATTTGCGCGCCTCGAATCCAATGCGAAGGAACTTGGACGGACCACCATTTTCACCGCATCCGATGTGGCCGGGTTACAATTGGAATTCGCAAAACTGGGATTCACCGCCACGGAAATTGAAGGCGTGACGGCGGCCACATTATCGTTGGCACAGGCCACGGATTCGGATTTGGCACAAGCGGCCGAGGTTGCCGGCGCAACGTTGCGCGGATTCGGTTTGGACGTGTCGCAAACCACGCATGTAACCGATGTCATGGCCACCGCGTTTTCATCGTCCGCATTGGACATGGAATCGTTTCAGGATGCGATGAAATATGTTGCACCGGTCGCGGCGGCCGCCGGCGTTTCGATTGAAGAAACAACCGCGATGTTGGGCCAAATGGCCAACGCCGGAATCAAAGGTTCGCAAGCGGGAACGTCATTGCGGATGATATTTCAACAAATGGCCGCCGGCGGTGGTGATGTGGGGGAACGAATGGCCCAATTGGCGGAATCCGGATTGACATTGGACGCGGCATTCGATGAGGTTGGCCGCCGGGCGCAAACCGCGTTGTTGGTTTTGGGCGAAAACAAATCCGGCGTGGACCAATTGACCGAATCGTTCCGGAACGCCGATGGTGCGGCGGCCGGCATGGCGGCAATCATGGACAACACAAGTGCCGGCGCAATGGCGCGGATGCAATCGGCCATTGAAGGCGCGCAAATCGCATTGGGAACGGCGTTGGCACCGACCATGGAAAAATTGGCCAATTTCGTTGGGCGCGTGGCCGAAGCATTTTCGAACATGTCGCCGGCCATGCGGCAAACCATGATGATTGTTGGCGGCATCGCGGCGGCCATTGGTCCGTTGCTGGTTTTTTTGCCGCAAATCATCGCCGGTTTTGGTTTGATTGCCGGCGTAATAACGGGACCAGTTTTGGCGGCGGTGGCCGGCGTGATTGCCGCCGTGGCATTGATTCGGGCCAATTGGGAATCCATCGTGGCATATTTCACCACCGGCGATGGCGTGGCGTTTTTGGACGGACTGAAAAACATGTTCATTGCCGCCGTTGATACCATCGTTGGCGTTTGGGATTTTTTGGTGGCGGCATTGACGTTATATTGGGAATGGTTCGGCGACATCATCACCAACAAAATTGCCCGTGCGTTTGATTTCGTGGTTGATGTTTTGACCGGCGCGTTTGACATCATCCAAAATGCGTTGGGCATTTTCATCGGTTTGTTCACCGGCGATTGGGACCGAATGTGGCAATCATTGGTCAACGTTTTGGTTGGTGCGGCCCAATTGATTTTGCGTGGGGTTGATTTCCTCATTGGCGAATTGTTGGGCATGATTGATTTTGGTTTGAACGCCATTGGCGTTGAATCGAATTTGTTGGGCGGTTGGGAATCTATGATGACGGGCGCGGCCGAATTTTTGGCCGGGTTGCGCTACGAATTCGAGGAAACCGAAACCACCGGTTCAAACTTGTTCAAAACCTTGTCAAAGGGATTTGGAATGTTCGGTGGTGGTGGTGGTGCGGCAAAACCAAATGCCGCGATGAATACACCAGCGGCGGCCACGGCCGATGTTGCGCCGATTGATACGCGGAAACTGGTTGTTGGTCCATCGTTGATGGACACGTTGCAATTGCCCGAACAAACGAAATTCCGGCAATGGTTCAACGCGTTCAATGACGAATTGGTGAATTCCAATGAGTTTTTCGAACAAATGGCCAATTCGGCGCAAATGATGGGCGAACAATTCGGTGACGCATTTGCGCAAATCATCATGGGCGCGGAGGGCGGACGCGAAGCAATGAAACAAGCATTGTCAAACATCGTTGACACGGCATTTAAGGCGGCCACGGCGCATGCGATTCAAGCGGCCACGGCAACCGGTGCCAACGCTGGTCCGGCGGCCGCGTTTGTCATTCCAACGTTGATTGCATCCGGAATGGCGTTGGTGCGTGGTGTGTTCAAGGGATTGACCGGATTTGCCAATGGCGGCATTGTTTCCGGGCCGGTGGCCGGTTTGGTCGGCGAATATGCCGGCGCGCGCGCAAACCCCGAAGTCATCGCGCCATTGAACAAATTGCGTTCGTTGATTGGTGACACCGGAACGAACGTGGTGGTCACCGGCCGCATTAGCGGAAATGACATTTTGATTTCGAACGAACGTGCGATGTTTGACCGGTCACGCGTTCGCGGATTTTGACGGAATGAAAAAAAAAGTTCACGAAAGTATTGCGCGGGATGAATCTTTGTGTACATTTACACCATGAACAACGCACAACACAACACCACGATGAACACCGCAACCACCACCACCGATTTCAACGCCACGTTGACCGCCAAATTTTACGCCGTGGAATTGACCTTCGAACGCGACATTTTCGGCGAAACGCACCGGTCCGAAAACATCCGTTTGGAATACAAAGGCCGCACCGCGTTTCCGGGCGGCCGTGCGAAAGATTACGCGAAACAATGGCGCGCACAAGCCATCGCCAAAGGCATTCGCATCGAATCAATCAAATTCGTTGCCATCTAATTCACCAGCAATCAACGCCGCCCGGAATCGCCGGGCGGCATCATTAAACAACACACATCACCATGAAATCAAATCCCAATAATTGGTCCGTGAACAATCTTGGAAACGGAATGCAGGAAATAACAAACGGCACATTTTGTTTCATTGTCGGTTGATAGATGAAACCACCAGCATCAAACGCCATGCGATTTCGCGTGGCGTTTTTGTTTGCGATGAATTCCCGAAATTTCAGGCATGGCAAACGCAACAAAATATTTCGCGGAATTCACGGATTTGTTCGGGCAACAATGGCGAATCAACATCCATGATTCCGAATTTGCCGGCACGGAACCAACGGAATTCACGTTGGGCGCATCCGGGTTTTCCTTGTCTTACAAAGGCGACACGGAAAACGTTTTTCAACCGGTCATTGGTTCGTCCGTTCAATTCGAATTCATTGAACAAACCGCCGCACACACGGCGTTCATCAATGCGTTGGCCACGGCCGCCGAATCGCGATTTTCGGTCACCATTCACAAATTGGTTGGCGGTTCGTATCAATTGGAATGGTTCGGCGTTTTGTTATCCGACCAATGGACCATGATGAACGAACCATTGCCGCGTTCATCCATGTTGACCGCATCCGATGATTTGGGCAATTTGAAACGGATTGCATACAAATCGGACCCGGCCACGGCGTACACCGGCCACGCCACGTTGATTGAACATTTGGTGAACGCGTTGGCCAAAACACGGGCGTTGCATCCGTTCGAAACCAATGACGATTTCGTTCGAGTGGCCGACGATTTTAAGGCAACGAACATGTCCGTGACAAATCGGTTCATGGAAAACATCCGAACGCATCATGAATCGTTTTGGGCCATCGACGATGACGGCAACCGGGAATTCATGACGGCATTTGACGTGGTGCGGAACGTGTGCAAATCGCAAAACGCCCGGTTGTTTTTGGCCGGTGGCGTTTTCTACTTTGTGCCAATTGGCGCGTATCAAAACAACACGGCGATTGCGTTTCATAATTACGACATCAACGGCGATTTTGTAGGGACCAGCACGGCCACGGAAACGTTGTTGGCCACGGGAACCGATTTGGTCCAAATGGCCGGCAATGAGAAACGATTTACGCCGCCATTAAGCGAAGCAAAACGAACGCGCGAATACAACGGCAATGCGCCGGTGGTTTGGTCGCCGTATATAGCCCAAAACGCGTTCACAACGGCCATCACGGATTTTGGCGTTGACTACTTTGCCGGGCAACTCATCAATTTTGTTGGCGTGGTGAACGTCACGTTGCCGGGCGTGGACCCGGCATTTGGAATTTCGGACGCGGATGAACGCGTTGGTCGCATTGGGATTGGCGTTCAATTCAAATGCGGTTCGCAATACGCCACGGCCGCCATCACGTTTGGTGGACAAGGAAATTTCGGATTTGATGATGGTTCGGTTGGAACGTATGATTTGGCCAATTACGGGCCGTTGGACTGGTCCGGCACCAGCGGAACCACAACGTTTTTGTCCGAACCATTCGACCGCAACAACGGCACAAATCAAAACATTGGATTGACGTTTACAACGGGCGCATTGCCTTCGACGCAATCCGGGTTGGAAATCACGTTGTCAATTTATTTGGTGACCAATGACGGAACGTTTGTGGCCATTGACGATGGTTTGAACGTGGCGGATGCGCCGGCATACTTTGCGCAAAACGTTCGGGCATATCGTGCGGACGTGGACGGCGGCGGTTCCGAAATCACATTTTCGGCAATTGGCGATGAGGTGAACCGCGCAATCAAAATTGATGACGTGGTGACGTTGGGCGACCGAATCAGCGATTCCGAACGCGGCGTTTTGTCCATTTGGGATGGTTCGGATTGGACGGATGCCGCCGGTTGGAATTCGTCCAATTACACCGGGACGGGCGTTGGAATTAACCGATTGGCCGTGAATGAAATTTTGCGCACCATGCGCAATCCAATTCCGATTTGGGCCGGTCAAATCCATGTGGCCGCACCAAACACCATCGGCGCGTTGGTGACCATGTTGAACACGATTGAAATTGATTCGGACGTGTTTTTGTTCACGGAATTCACGATGAACACCAATGCGCGAATTTTGGATTTTGAGGCGGCCCGAATTCAACGTGACACCACCAACATCACCGAAGCCACCACCGGCAAAAAAAACGTGTCCGATGAGGTCACGCCCGGCGGTTTCAATCCGGGCAACGATTCCAACGGATTATCAAACGCCGTTGGCACCGCCGGCACGGCCATCGCCAATTTGGAATCAACCACGGCGGCCATTCAAACCAAAACCGATTTCATCACCATCACACAATCCGTCAATTTGGATTCGGTGGAATCAACCACCAATTCCAATGCGGCATCCGTTGTTTCGTTGACCAACAAATTGTCGTATTTGCTGGGAACGTTTCAACCCAAAGATGACCCCGGCAACACCATCACGAAGGTTGTTTATGCCGATGGAAAAACGGATGGTTTGGAAATGTCATTGACGCAAACCACGGCGGCGTTCACATCCAATTCAGGCAACACGGCCGTTTCGATTTCGGAACAATCGCCCGGAAAATTTGTGGTGGATTTGCAAGATGAATCCACCGGTTCATCCACCGCCATTTTTGCCACCGGCGATTCACGCGGCAACCGCGTTGGTGTCAACACCTCATCGCCGTCATTTGAATTGGATGTGGTGGGCCGGTTGGGCGTTTCGGGCATGGCCACGTTTGCCGATGTGGTCGAGGCGTTGAACGTTGCCATTGCCGAACGTTTGTCATTTGCTACGAATGCGGAATTGACACCGGCCAACGGCGAAATGGTTTTTGATAGTGACCGCACCGCGTTCGTTTTGGGAATCGGAACGGCGGCCGTGGACATGGAAAATGATTGGTGGATTTGTCGGAACAATACCGGCACCAGCATCGCCGCCGGCGTTCCGGTGTACGTCAACGGGACGTTGGGCGCATCCGGTCGCAAAACCATCGCGCCAATGATTGCGGACGGCACAATTGACGCACGTTATTTCATCGGCGTGACGGCCGAAGCCATTGCCAATGGCGCGGATGGTGTCGTGTTCGATAGGGGAACCATTCGCGGCGTTTCGTTGTCCGGATTCACGGATGGTGACGTGTTGTTTGTGTCGCAAACCACGGCGGGAACATGGACCACAACCGAACCGGCATCCGGAATGGTTTTGGCGGCCGCGTTTGTCATCCACGCCGCGTCAAACGGCGTGATGGCGGTGCGAAACAACGGCGAATCATCCGGCGGTGGTGGTGGCACCAGCGGCAACGCATTTGAAACAATCGCCGTGTCCGGTCAATCATCCATTGTGGCGGATTCATCCACGGACACGTTGACCATTGCCGCCGGAACGAACGCCGTGGTCACCACCAACGCGGCCACGGACACGTTGACCATTGCGGTTTCATCCACGCCAACGTTTGCGTCCATTTTATCGACCGGCGCAATTTCCGCCATTGGGACAATTTCAACGTTGGGTTCATTTTCCGCGCAAGGTTCGGCCACGTTCACATCCGATTTGACGTGCGGTGGAACGTTCACGTCCAATGGTGCCATCATCGGTTCCGGTGGATTGACGTTCACCAGCGGCGGCACATCCATCATCGGACCAAATAATTCGTTGCCGAATCAACCGGCGGACCTTGAAATTCGGTCCAATGGAAACGTGGTGGTGGTTTTGGATTACGACGACAACGAAACCGGGCAATCATTCGAAATCAAAAACGGCGATGGAACCACCATTTTCAAAGTTGACGAAACCGGCATCACATCGGGATTGTTGACCACGGCCGCGCCGGTTGTTTCGGGTTTGTCCGGCTCATATCAGCAAGGCGCAAACGCCACGGCGACGATTTCAAATCACGTCAACGGGCGAACGTATGTGGGGGCCATTTACGATTCAAGCGGCACCGAAATCACCGCCAACCCGGTTTCAATTGATTCATCGGGCAACGTGTCATTTGTTGTTCCAACATCCATTGCGACCGATTACGAAATGCGCATTGTTGGCGTAGATGCTGGTAAATTTCAATCCCTTGAAACCATCGAAACATTTGACGTGACACCATCGCGAACGTTTACGCATTGGCGATTTCAGGTCAAACACGATGGCGGCGAACCGGGTTCACGATATGTGATGGCATACAATATTGACATGTTTGAAGGTTCCAACGCCACCGGCACAAAACATCCGTCCGCCGCACTCACATCGGCAACATCATTGGCCGGTTTGGTTGTGACGTGGGGTTATTCATATCCCGGCCGCGAATTTTGGAAATGTTTTGACGCGAATGAAACCGGCACCGATTGGTGGACAATTTCCAGCCCAACCGGCACCGATTGGGGCCAATTGGAATTTGACACGGCAATAACCATTGCATCCGTTCAATTGACATTCCGCGACCAATTTTCGAATGCCAATGAATTAGTGGTTTTGGGTTCAAATACGGGCGATTTTTCAGGCGAGGAAATCGAATGTGGAAAGTTTGATTTGCCGGATGGCACCAACGATACAATCACAATCACAATCAACATTTGACATGAACATTGACGATGGCGCAACACACGAAATCAATTCCCGGTGGCCGGTTCACAAACAACGCAATTGCGGGATGATGTGGGATTGGTACGGCGTGGGATTTTTCAAAAAAATGGTTTCGGGAATTCAATTGGTGCGTGACCATCACGCCGCGTTGAAATCAGCCGGCGAAACGGAATGGTCCATGCCGCCCGAATTGACATCGTTGTTGGATTCATTGGCCGCCGGTGATTCGTAATTTGCGGTCATGGATTCACCAACAATTTGGTCATTGGTCGCAATGGCATTGGCGAACGCCGGTGCGCTGGTTCACCAGCATGTCAAAACGCAAACGATTTTGGCCCGGCAACACGAACGAATCAAACGTTTGGAATCCGACAATTCCGATTTGAAATTGATGGTTCGCGAAGTTGTGGACGGCATCCACGAAATTCGAAATTTGTTGGCGGCCAATTCCATTCGATGACCATGCGCGCAATCAACCGCATCATCATTCATTGTTCGGCCACGCCCGAATCCATGGACATTGGCGTTGAACAAATCCGATTGTGGCACACGGCCCCAAAACCGCGCGGCAATGGTTGGCGGGATGTGGGATACCATTACGTCATCAAACGCGATGGCACGTTGGAATTCGGGCGGCCGGTGCATGAAATCGGCGCGCATGTTCGCGGCCACAATCATGATTCAATTGGCATTTGCTACGTTGGCGGCATGCGCGATGGTGAACCATTCGACACGATGACCGAACATCAGGAAATGACCATGATTCATTTGGTGAAATCGTTGCGCATGGTTTTCGGGCCGATGAGGTTGCACGGCCACAACGAATTTGCCGCGAAGGCATGTCCATCGTTTGACGTTCAATCAAAATATTCGTGGTTACTTTGATGCCATGGAATTCATCACCGAAAATTGGGCCGAACTGGTTTTGGCCGCATTGACATTCGCAAAAGTCATTGTCAATTTGTTGCCGTCCGAATCACCGGCACACGGCGTTTTTGAATACTTGGACCGAATCATTACGGCCGTCACCGGTGACAAACGGAAAACGCCACCAAACGATTTGTGATGGCGTTGCCGGGATGGTTTGCGAAGGTTGCCGGCAATTTGGATGTGTCCGAAGCATTCAAAACAAAGGGTGATTTGCAACGATGGTCCGCAAAACGGACCATTGGTGGATTGATTGCAACCACGGCATGTGCGGACATCGTTGAACACGGCGTGACGTGGCCGGCGGTGGTGATGTGTGCCATTGCCATCATTCCAATTTCATTGTCCATGTTCGAAAGGGATTGACGATATTTGCGGACGTGTTTTGGTGAACACGTTGTTGTGTGTTTGGTAACCGGTGGCCGTGGTGGTCACCGGTTTTTTTGGGCCGGAATCGTGGAATGAAAAAAAAAGTTCACGAAAGTATTGCGCGGAATGAATCTTTGTGTACATTTACGCCATCAAACAACACACACACACAACACACATCACCATGACCAGCGCACAACAACACCACATCGCGATGAATTACACGTTCACCATTGAAGCGGCATGCGGATATTCGCAAACCGCATTTTCAAACGTTTTGGCATTGGCATCATTGCCGCAATTCACTTTGGACACCATTGTTACAAATCGCCACGTTTACGGCAATGGCGGCATGTGGTTCAAATTGACGCACAAAGACGGCCGGACGTGGTTGTTGTCCGTTGGCGTGAACGAAATTGGTTCATGGACATGTTTGCACGACTACAAATCGAAAACCGGTGAATTCAAGCCGGCCACGGATGCCAATTCGGTTGCCTTTGACAAAATGGTTGAAAAACTCATTGGCAAAAATCGCCACGGCGAAACAATCGCGAACGCCTAATTCACACCAGTAACCAACGCCGCCCGGATTTGCCGGGCGGCATCACCAAACACCATGTCAAACACCATGACACATTCCCACATCACCAACGCCGAACGCGGTTCACACATGAAAAAAATGGCGCACGATTTGCGCAAAATCGTCCGTGATTTCGGCAAAGTTCCAAATGTTGCGATTGGCGTTCATCACGAAATCATGGCGGACCATGTTGAATATTTCGGCGAAATAACATGCGACACGTTGACGCATGGTCAATTCCTCATCATTTGGCGCGCGTTGCGCGCCATGTTCGGCAAATTGAATGTTGAATTTTCCGAATCGGCCGATGGCGTTTCATTCCATGTGATTGAATCGTTTTGGTGGACCGCCGACGAAATTGCACAAGTCACCACCGATTGACCAAAACACAAACCGCCGTCCGGAATCGCCGGGCGGCATTTTCACCACCATTCATGGCACACATCAAATCAACATCATTCCCTGAAAATCCATGTGCGGATTTTTATGAATGGTATGCAACCATCCATGGAACATGCCCGGCGGCGATTCGGGCCGCATTTACGCCATTTGGCGAACGCCGGCAACCGAAACCACGTCAAAACGATTTCAACGCCGTCATGGCCCGTTTCCGTGCGTCACTTTGGGCGCAACCAAATCAGACATCAAACCAACCACGATGAAAAAACGAATTGTTCAAATGACGCGCCGACCACAATTTGATTGGGACGGCAAAACGGGCCGCATGTATGCGTTCGAACTCAAATTTGACGATGGAACAACCGGAATGGCCAACGCCAAATCGGAATCGCCATGGTACAAATTGAACGATGAGGTTGCCGTTTCAATCCATGGTGAACGCAATGGTTTTCCCGGCGTTCGCATTCAAAATCCGGAATGGTCGCAAGGTCCAAAACCCAACGCCGGCGGAACCAGTAACCAACGCCCGAATTCATCCGTGATGGCCCGTTGGGCCATTGATGCCGCCATTGCCAATGCCGCCATGGCTGGTTCCGGGAAAATCCATCCGGACGCAATCCGCGAATCCGCCAAACAATTCATGGACATGGCCGAACAATTAGCCATTCACCACAAAAACACGTTCCAATGAAAACCACACCACCGAACCACAACAAACGTTGGACCGCATCCGATGACGCAAAATTGACGATGATGTGGGCGCATGGCGTTTCCTACAATGACATTGCCGAATTTTTGGGCCGCACAAGTGAGGCGGTACAATGGCGCGTCAAAAGTTTGAATTTGCGTGACATGTCCAACGATGAATTGGCGCGCGAAACCGGCCCGGTTTTGCCGGGTGAAAATGGTGAATTTGTCGCCGTAGGAACAAAGGACGATTTGCCACCACGCAAAGATTCGGACAATGTGAACCGGAAAACCGGGAAACCAGCGTTGCCGAAACGCATTCCAATTGAAATGGTTGAACGGCGTTTTTTGTGGGGCATGATTGAGGTTGTGCGGTGGAAATATGCCAGCACACACAACATGACGTTTCACGCCGTCAAATCGGGCGAAAATGGTTTTCCGCCATCCGTTGAAATCGTTGCGCCATGATTGAAATTGATTGGGCCGGAATCAACCGGCGAAAAAAACGGGAATTGGCGGATTTGGTTTTGGACCAAATGCGATTGAAACGGGAATTGATGGCGTTGGCGCATCGTGCCGGACATGCACAAAACGCCGTTGATTTGAACACGTCCGTTTCGGGATTGGCGGCCGATGAGGTTGCCAAATTGACGGCCGAATTTCGAACCAAATTGAACCGATTTCAGCAAATCGAAGAACGAAAAACATCGTTGCGAATTGGCATCATCAAAACCGAATTCAAAATTCAAACGTCATGAAACCATTGAACAAATTTGTCGTCAAACACTATGGTTCGCAAAAATCGTTGGCCGAATCATTAGGCGTTGCCGAACACACAATTTCGCGATGGATGAAACGCGAACCGGCGCAAATGATGCGCCATGCGTTCGCGATGTCCGAAGGGAAACCGAATAAGGAACGCAAACGATTCATTGCGGATTTGGCGGCGGCAATCATGGACCAAATTGAAACCATGAACCAAAATTGATTCATGGATGATTTCACCAAAACATTCATCATCATCCCGGAATCAATCCAACGCATCCGGGAAATTGATTGGCCGCACCGCGCTATTTGGGGCATCATCCACGCGTTTTCGCACAATGGCGGGACGTGCTGGTTATCCGTTGACCAAATCGCCGAACGCA